CCGGCAAGAGTTATGCTCAAACACACGGACTAGGTTTTGCCAGTAGTGAATACTACTTTGACCGTGTTAAAGGTCAAGAGGCTGTAGCTGAAGCTGAAACAGATTTTTCTAAACGTCGCCAGCGTGAGCGTGATATAGATGCTGGCCGTCCGGTAAAACCCTTGCCTAAAAATCCACAGACTGACTATGCTCGCAAACGAGCCAAAGAAAAGCGTGACTTGGAACTGTTTGGCGAAGGATTCATGAAAGAACCCGCCAATCGCAAAGAGTATTTGGATCAACGCGACAAGTTGTTCCGCATGATGTCAATGGACACCAACCCAGCTAATAAACAAATCATCAAACAGGCTATAAAAGATCTAGATGCACGATATGGGTCAGCAAAAAATCCCGTAAACGAAGAATCCAGCACCAGTAGCGAAGCAGTTGAGATTGCTGTGATCAAGCGTATACTTGTAGCACACACTGATTTGATCATGCAGTTTGGATTAGACAAAGTCACACAAGCTATTGAAGAAGTTGCTTACGGGGTGGGTGATCTAGACGAAATTGGCACAAGTGATGTTAGTGCCTGGGTTAATGAAGTTAAACAAATTCTTGGTGCTGAATGAAAATTAGTGATTTTAAAATTCGCAACTACGACAAACTAGATTCAATATTAGTTCGTCTTTGTGAATTAGTCATTGCTGGGCAACGTCAGGACCCAGAGTTATATGGTATGGTAGCGGCTGCTGTGCTAGATCCAAACAATAACTGTGTAGCCGCATTGAACTATCGGCGTGGTAACAAAGACGTGCATGGAGAACGTGCTGCTATTGAGGCTTATGAAAAACGCTTTGGTTCTATCCCCGAAGGCAGTATTATCTTAACTACTTGTAGCCCTTGCACAGAACCTATGCCAGATCGGTTAGGTGATAGTTGTAAAGATTTAATTAGCTCAACTCCTGTGCATAAAGTCTATGCTGGCTATAGAGATCCTAGTCAACAAACATTTGGTGGCGATAAAACTTATCATTTACAAGTTACACGTAATAAAAAAATACAGGAGTTGTGTAAGGCCTTTGCTGACACCTGGCTAAAAGACAAATTAAATGAATTGAATTTTTTAGGAAGTCCTTGCACTAAAGACTGTTCAGGTCATCGTGCTGGCTATGCTTGGTCACAGAGTAAAGGCGGACGTGTCGCTAACAGTCCATTTAGTCCTAGTTTTAATAATGGTAGCCAACTCTACGTTGACGGTAAGTAGAAGTATGAACGAAAACGAATATCCAGTATACCCCGAGGATGATGGCAGTGATTGCCCAAGACTTCCTTACGCACCAGTATAGAACACCCTTGGGACCCGTTATTCGTAACGGTGGTGTGGGTTCGGCGCTCACCCAAAACAATTACGGAGTCGTGCCCGTTTAAGATTGTTTTAAAGAGCGTCTTTTTTCTTATGTTTATAAGTTAGACCTTTGTTCCAAGGAAGTTTACCTTTTAAAGCAATGGAAAGTTTGCGTCTTTGTTCTTCAGAAACTGTTTTTCCTTTGTTCACGGAAATTCCTTTTTTAGCCTGCGATATTTTTAATTTTGTTTCTTCTGACATTTTTCTTTGGCCATACAAATTCCCTTTCATTGCGCTTGATTTATTTTCTTTCAGTATGTTATAAGTTCTTGAAGTTATTTTATATCTATTTTGATTTCCGCTTGATATGGTCATCTGAAATGCGGCATTATGCATTTTTATTTTGGCGTTTGGCTCGTCAACCATCTTAGTCAACAACCTATGGCATATAAAATGCTCTCTGGCTGTAAGTAAAACAATGTTGTCTTTTGAATTGGTCCCACCTAAACATTTTGGAATAATGTGATGTTTTTCGGTATAACTAGTTAATTTTGGTCTTGACAATGCCCTATTAACTATGTTAAAGTAGCAGTGTTCGTATTTGTTGTCAATAAATATCATGCTGATTGCTCCTTGTAGCGTTAGAGCCGATGGATGTTGACGCATCGCGATCGGCACAATTATTTATACTTAAAGGATATATATGTCACGCACATTTAACGCAGATCAAACTAAGAAGCTTAATCAGGTAATTAACGAAGGTTGTCAGGTCATGCACGAAATCGAAACCTTAACAGGTGGACTCAATGACACAGTCAAAGCCATTGCTGAGGAAATGGATATTAAGCCTAACATTCTTAAGAAGGCTATCAAGCTCGCACACAAAGCTGAATTTGGTCGCGAACAACAGGATCACGAATTGCTAGAAACAATTTTGACCAGCGTAGGAAAAACTCTATAATTCATGCTTTATAAGAATCATGAAGCATGGTCGGCATTGTATGATAAACTTAAGGGGCCAGATTGGCCACAGGTGGCGCCACCAGAAGTAGATTATATTAAACTACCACAATGGATCCAAGACGAATTATGTCAATTTGGTTACCAACCTAGAGAAGATTCTTTAAAAAGATTTATTACCACTGGTAACCGTAAAATTAATGTATTTTATATTGAAGGGCAAGATGGTGGCGGCACTACTTTTGGACAAGATTATATTTCAGTTATTACTAAAAAATATCCTGGACGTGTTTTTCGTAAAGTATATGAATGGTGTGCTGGCCCTGGATTCATAGCATACAGTCTATTAGATCATGGCATTTGCAAAAGTATCTGTCTTACTGATGTGCATGATCCAGCCCTGTTGTGTGCTGATGAAACTAGGATGTATGAACATAATCAAGCCAAGGATAAAGTCAGCATTTATCTGTTAAAAGATCTTGCACTTATACCTGACTACGAAATATTTGATTTAGTAGTGGCTAATCCTCCACACGCACCAGTATACGAAGTAGAAAGTCGGTGGACCGACAACAGGAATCGTATCACATCGGATCTTAATTGGGAAGCACATCAAAACTTTTTTAACAACATTAAAAAACACCTAGCACCAGATGGTGTGATTCTTCTCCAAGAAAACCATGCAGGTAGTCAACTTGAAGATTTTTTACCATTCATTGAAAATTCAGGATTAGAAGTAACGGATCACTTTTTAAGTGAAAATTGGTATGAAGCGCACAAGGACTATCGTGATCCTAGCACTTGGCCTGTGGTTAAGATTTATTATATTGAGTTACAGCATAAAAAATAATATCAACTTTGAGTGTTATAAATATTGTTTTCAATACTATCGAGTCGTTCACGTTACGAACATGAATCATGGCTAACCGGCCATAAACGGAGAAAAATTTGAGTTACGTAGACGCACTATTTGATCGTGAACACGATCGTATTCATGTAGTTGAAAGAAAAGATGGTAAACGCCATTATCAGGAATATCCAGCCAACTACATCTTCTACTACGAGGACCCTCGTGGTAAATTCCAAAGCCTATTTGGCACACCAGTTAGTCGTTTCAGCACTAGAAACAACAAAGAGTTTCGTAAAGAAATTCGCATACAGTCGGGCAAGCAACTGTATGAGTCGGATATCAATCCAATCTTTCGTTGCCTAGAAGAAAACTACAAAGGAGCAGATGCTCCACGTTTAAATGTAGCATTCTTTGACATTGAAGTTGACTTTGACCCAGAGCGCGGATTTTCACCAACTACTGATCCATTTAATGCTATTACTGCTATATCAGTTTATCTGGGCTGGCTAGAACAAATGGTTACCTTGGTTGTTCCGCCCAAGCATATGAGTAAAGAAACGGCGGACGAAATTGCCCGCGAGTTTGAAAATTGTATTGTGTTTGACAAAGAAGAGGAAATGCTAAAAACATTCCTTGACTTGATTGAAGATGCTGATGCACTATCAGGTTGGAACAGTGAAGGGTATGATATACCTTACACTGTAAATCGTGTTACCCGTGTTCTAAGTAAAGACGACACACGTAGATTTTGTCTTTGGAATCAATATCCTAAGAAGCGTATGTTTGAACGCTTTGGTGCAGAGAATGAAACCTATGACTTGATTGGTCGTGTGCATATGGACTATATGCAACTGTATCGGAAATACACTTATGAAGAACGTCATAGTTATAGTTTAGATGCTATTGCTGAATATGAGTTACAAGAAACTAAAACAGTATTTGAAGGCACCTTGGATCAACTGTATAATCAAAACTTTAAAAAGTTTATTGAATACAACCGTCAAGATACAATGATTCTTGCCAAGTTAGATAAGAAACTAAAGTTCTTAGATCTTGCTAACACACTAGCACATGAAAACACAGTCCTGCTACAGACTACCATGGGTGCTGTGGCTGTAACCGAACAGGCTATTATCAATGAAGCACACGAACGTGGCATGGTTGTGCCAAACCGTAAAGAACGTTACTCAGACGAAGACACCCAAGCAGCAGGTGCCTATGTTGCTTATCCCCGCAAAGGCATCCATGAATACGTAGGATCGATTGATATTAACTCCTTGTATCCCAGTGCAATTCGTGCTCTTAATATGGGTCCAGAAACCATTGTAGGACAACTTCGTCCTATAATGACTGATCGGTATATCCAAGACAAAATGCGAGGTGGATCGAGCTTTGCTGGTGCATGGGAAGGCCTGTTTGGTAGTTTAGAATACGAAGCAGTAATGGCCACCGAACCCGGAACTGAAATTACCATTGACTGGAAAGATGGCGAGGAGTCGGTTTATAGTGCTGCTGAAGTATGGAAGATTATTTTTGACAGTAATCAACCTTGGATGCTTTCGGCAAACGGCACAATCTTTACCTATGAGAAGGAAGCTGTTATTCCGGGTTTGCTAAAGCGTTGGTATGCTGAACGTAAAGAAATGCAGGCCCGACTAAAGGAGGCAAAAAATGAAGAAGATGAAGAGTATTGGGACAAGCGTCAACTTGTTAAAAAGATTAACCTCAACAGTCTCTATGGTGCTATTCTTAATCCTGGTTGTAGGTTCTTTGATAAGCGTATTGGTCAATCCACAACTCTCACTGGTCGTGCAATTGCCCGGCATATGGATGCGTATGTAAACGAATGCATTACCGGCCGGTATGATCATGTAGGTGAATCAATTATCTATGGTGATACAGACTCTTGCTATTTTACTGCTTATCCTGTGCTTAAAGACTCAATAGAAAAAGGCGAGATGTCTTGGAGCAGAGAGATTGCTGTTCAACTTTATAATAGTATTGCTGATCAAGTCAACGATAGCTTTCCTGGATTTATGGAACAGGCATTCCATGTGCCACGTGAAATGGGGTCAGTCATCAAAGGTGGTCGTGAGATTGTTGCCAGCAAAGGCTTGTTTATTACCAAGAAGCGTTATGCTGTTATGTATTACGACAAAGAAAACAAGCGTGTAGATACCCATGGCGCACCCGGGAAAGTAAAAGCCATGGGCCTTGACCTTAAGCGTAGTGACACTCCTAAAGTTATTCAAGAATTCTTAAGCGAGATTCTTAATGATGTGCTAATTGGTGCTACTCGTGAAGAAATCATTGAAAAAATCCGCGAGTTTAAATATAAGTTTAAAGAACGACCAGGTTGGGAAAAAGGATCACCTAAGCGTGTAAACAATCTAACCAAGTATGGCAAAGAAGAAGAACGCCTGGGCAAAGCAAACATGCCAGGGCACGTTCGTGCCGCACTTAACTGGAACAATCTACGTCGTATGAACAGCGACAAGTATAGTATGCAGATTGTTGATGGTATGAAAACTATTGTATGTAAACTAAAGCAAAATCCATTAGGTTGGACTAGTATTGGTTATCCTACAGATGAACAACATTTGCCACAATGGTTTAAAGACTTGCCATTTGATGACTCAACTATGGAACAAACTGTGGTTGATCAAAAAATCGATAACTTATTAAGTGTATTGGAGTGGGACCTAGCAAGTGCTACTAACACCGAAAATACCTTCCAAACTTTGTTTGAGTGGTAACATGAATTTAATTGAACTAATACGTTTAAATAATCGCTTAGAAAATCTAACTATAGATGATCTACGACAAGAGTCCGAAAATCGATTTAATTTAATTATTGATCAAATTAACGTTCCAGAGGCCGGGATCAACTCTGGATTCCAACAACGGCTAACAGAAAAAAATCATACACTACAATCACTGTTCACTGGCCTTGAACAAGAATTAACAGATTTAAAATCTAATGTGCATCAACTAATCGAGGATCAAGGACAATCTTGGTTGCATCGAAATTATACTGAATACGAAAAATATTTGGAAACACGCTATGCACAAAAGCCAGAATACTTAGGATTGCATCGCAATAAACCAGTTCATTTAACTGATGAAGTAAAAACAATATTTAAAAATCGTGTAGCTGGAGCCTGTGACTGGCATCATCCAGCTATGATTATTCATCCGATGACTGAACCGTTTACACAAGAAATGGTTGGGGCCGATCCATTGTATATTGTTGACGAAAGTCACTATTTAATAGAACCAACTATGTCACAATTTGTTCAAGGATATCAATATAGATTACGTCCTTATGTAATTGAAGAGTCGTTTGATCAACCTATCCTAGGACGTTTACCTGATCAACAAATTGGCTTTTGTCTTGCATTTAATTATTTAGACTATAGACCTTTTGAACTTGTAAAAAAATATCTTGAGGAAGTTCATCAAAAATTACAGCCAGGCGGCATTTTTGCCTTTACTTTTAACGACTGCGATCGGTATCAGGCAATGCAATCAGTCGAACAAGGGATTACTGGGTATACTCCAGGATCGCTGGTTCGGGCCTGGGCTGAGTATCTTGGATTTGAAGAAATATTTCATTATCAACAATCTGGATCAGCTAGCACCTGGATAGAATTTAAAAAGGCCGGCACATTGACTTCCTTAAGAGGCGGACAATGTTTGGCAAAAATATTACCTAAACCTGTTGCAAATTCTAAATAAACCACGTATAATCAAACACAAGGAGAATTACATGAGAGATCACTTACTAGACTTAGTAGAACACACATTAAAATTAGGTTGCATCGACCTAGTTAAAATCACAGGCGACGACAAGTCAACTGAAATTTTTGGCATTGCTGAAGACCGTTCAGTAATTGTAGAAGGCAAATATGCTAATCCAGTGCCAGAATTCATTGGCTTGTTTGGTATGCCAAACTTAGGCAAACTTAACATCTTGTTAAACTTGTCTGAGTATAAAGAAAACGCAAAACTCACTGTTACAAAACGTGCCGATGGCCAACCAGACGGTATCAACTTTGAAAATGCCACAGGTGACTTTAAAAATAACTATCGCTTTATGGCAAGTGAAATTGTTACTGAAAAGGCCAAAGCAGTTAAATTCAAAGGTGTTAATTGGCACGTTGAGTTTGAACCAAGTGTAGCGGCTATTCAGCGTTTGAAAATGCAAGCACAGGCTAACAGCGAAGAAGTTAACTTCCAAGCTAAAACAGAAAACGGTGACTTAAAGTTTTCGTTTGGTGA